GAAGTCGTTGCTGGTTGGTATTGCACTGAAGATGGTCGCACTACATCAGTTGCACATTGGCTCGAAGAAGAAGAATTCCGTCAAAATGGCGGTGTAATGAATCATGAGACAATCGAAAGCATCAGCAAGCGTCGTAAGCCATTTACAGTTGATTATACTGGATTTGGTTGGGTTCTGATTAAGAATGGTGTATTTGAAAATCTTGAATACCCCTGGTTTGCTCCCAAGATGCAAGTTTTTGAATCTGGTGCAGTTCAAGATATGTGTGGAGAAGATGTTTCATTCTGTCTTGATGCAAAAGAAGCAGGTTTTGAGATCTGGTGTGATCCTAGGATTCGAGTGGGCCATGAGAAAACTCGCGTGATCTGATGACTTATGATTAACATTTTGTATAAAGGAAGAAAAATTTATACAAATCTCACCGAAGAAGAATCTACTGAAGTTCTCTTTGAACTCGCAGAAAAGTCTTATAATGGTGAAATCGATCAAAATGAAATTGAATTGGAGGAAGTTTAATGGCTAAAATCAAAAGTCTGAGTGGTGCAGATCAAATTGAATCTAAACCCAAAAAATCTCGACAGGGAGATGGGAAACATTCAAAATTTGCTGCAACAAGCAGGAACAATGCCCGAAAGCCTACGAGAGGTCAAGGCAAATAAATATTAGGAGTCCACGGACTCCTTTTTTTATGCCCAAAAAAGAATACATTTTAAATTGGATTCAAGAAGTTTCTAAGATGCGTCCCGAATTAGGCGGATTTGCGGTGTGTCCTTATGCTAAATCTGCTTCTTATGAGATCATAGATACTGATGCGAAAGAAATAAGACCCGTTGATGGGTATGATGTGATAATTTTTGTTGTTGAGGATGATTTATGTTTAGAAGAAATTCAGAAATGGGTGGAACTTTATAATTTTAAATACCCCTTGTGGAAATTTTTTGAAGATTGTGGTTCTTATGATACTTACATCAATGGAATTCAAACCAATAATGGCAAATATAATCTGATTTTAGCTCAACCAATAGATAAATTAAGCAAATTTAGAGAAAAATTAGCCAAAACCAGTTATTATTCATATTGGGACGACGAATATCTCAAAGAAATACTAGAAGAAGATTATAAATTAATCGACTTGGGATAGCAACCCCATTAAAAGTTCTGATTTTACACAATCAGGAGGTCAAAATGACTAAAAAAGTCGATAAAAGTAGAGATTTTATGCGTGAAATGTGGGGAACAGCATACTTAGCCAGTGAATATGGCTGGGACAAACAAATTCAGACACAAAAAATGCTTCGTGAAATCAATCATGACGATGCAACGCCAAAAAAACATGATTTTGCGATTCAAAACGAACTTCATGCTCATATTCGTAATGATGACGACTATGATGACTGGGATTACGGTACAGAACCTTTATTTGGTTGATAAATAAGATAGAATTAGTATGACATAAATGCCTCTAGAGCGAGTCAGTAAAGCATTTAAAGATATTAGCCTGACATTACAGGTGAATCCATTGAATTATGACATAATTGACATCAAAAATGAAACTGCAATTGCTCGCTCTATTCGCAATTTAGTATTTACTTTACCTGGAGAAAGATTTTTCAATCAAACTTTAGGATCTAAAATTTCCCAGAGTCTTTTTGAAAATATTGATGATGTATCAGCATCAATACTACAAGATGAAATCACAAATACTATCGAAAATTATGAGCCAAGAGTTGATTTGATTGGCGTAGATGTTGAACCAAATTATGATGCATATGAATTTAATGTGACAGTAAAATATTATATTGTTGGAATTGATGCCCTTCCACAGCAGCTTACATTTGCACTACAGTCAGTACGATAATGGCATTAGTTAATTTCACAAGTTTAGATTTCGATCAGATAAGAACTTCAATTCGTGATTATTTGAGATCCAACTCAAATTTCACTGATTATGATTTTGAAGGTTCCAATATGTCTGTCTTAATTGACATGTTGGCTTACAACACATATATTGCATCATACAATGCAAATATGGTAAGCAATGAAGTTTTTATTGATAGTGCGACTCTTCGTGAAAATATTGTAGCCCTAGCAAGAAATATTGGGTACATTCCCAAATCAAGAAGAGCAGCAAAAGCAAATATAAGTTTTTTTGTTGAGGTTCCAAATCCTACAATTAAAGTTGTCACCTTAAAAAGTGGTGTTGTTTGCAATACATTAAATTTTGGACGATCCGCATTTGTTTTTTCTGTTTTAGATGATATAACTGTTCCTGTAGTTAATGGAATTGCCAGTTTTGATGGTATTGACATTTATGAAGGATCTTATGTCAATACAAATTTTACAGTCAGTTCAATTAATAGTGAGTATAGTAATCAAAGATTTATTCTAGAAAATAGAGGAATAGACACAAAAACATTAAAAGTATCAGTTAGAGATACCCAATCTAGTAGCAACAAAAGAAAATTCATAAACTCCACAAGTATTCTTGATGTGACATCAGCATCAAAAGTATTTTTTGTTCAAGAGATAGAAGATGAAAGGTACGAACTAATATTTGGTGATGGAGTTTTTGGGGAAAAATTGATAGAAAATAATTATGTTGAAGTTTCATATTTGATTTCAAATGGGACAGAAGGTAATGGATTTTCCTCATTTAACTTTGCAGGTATTTTGGTTAGTGGTAATGGATCACCAGTCAATGGAACAGTATCACTAATTACCACCAACTTGACATCTTCCGGTGGTTCTGCAATTGAATCGGTAAATTCAATTCGAAATTTTGCACCAAGAGCTTATGCATCTCAAAATAGAGCAGTAACTGCTGCCGATTATGAAACTTTAATTCCAAAGATTTACCCGGAAGCAGAGTCTGTTAGTGCATTTGGCGGAGAAGAATTAATTCCACCACAATATGGTAAAGTATTCATTACTATAAAACCATTCTTTGGTACATTTTTATCCAATTCAATAAAAGATAATATCAAATCTGAATTAAAAAAGTATGCAGTTGCTGGTATTGTTCCTGAAATTTTAGACCTCAAATACATTTATTTGGAATTGAATTCTAATGTTTATTATGATACTAACTCATCATTAAGTAGTGATTCAATAAGAAATAAAATAATCAGTAATATAGAAAAATATGCTGCATCTGAAGAATTGAACAAATACGGAGCAAGATTTAAATATAGCAAATATCAAAAACTAATTGACGATAGTGATGCCTCAATAACATCAAACATTACAAGATTACAAATGAGAAGAGATATTAAGGTCTCTTTGAATCAATTTGCACAGTATGAAATTTGTTTTAGGAATCAATTTCATGTCAAAAATACATCAGGATATAATATAAAATCTTCTGGATTTAAAGTAAGTGGAATTTCAAATACTGTATATTTTGGGGATACCCCAAATTCAGATGGGACAACTGGTTCTTTATTTTTATTCTATTTGAATTCTGATGTAGATCCAGTAATTGTAAAAAAATCAATTGGGACTGTTGATTATATAAATGGAGAAATTATCATAAACACAATAAAAATAATTTCTTCGGATAAAGCTGATGGTGGCACACCAATTATTGAAATATCAGCTATTCCAGAATCAAATGATATTCTTGGAATACAAGATTTATATTTACAGATAGATACTAATAAATTAGAAGTAAATACTATACCAGATAATATTGAATCTGGCTCCGATACTTCTGGCTCAAATTATATAATTTCTTCCAGTTATTCAAACGGCAATTTAGTAAGAAAATAATAAATGGAAACCAACAAAATCAAAATTAGTTCAATTGTAGAAAGTCAACTTCCTATTTTTGTAAGGGAAGAATATCCTCTTGTCTCCGAACTTCTTACTGAATACTATAGATCATTAGAATCAAAAGGTTCACCATATGATATTTTACAAAATATTGATCAATATGTAAAAGTAAATAATTTAGCTAATTTAATAGAAACTACAGCTACTACTTCGGACATATCATTTGTTAGTGATAGTATTAATGTAGAAAATACTAATGGATTTCCAAAAACATATGGAATTATACAGATTGGCGAAGAAATAATACTGTATAAATCCAAGACAGAAACTACATTTAATGATTGCGTGAGAGGATTTAGTGGAATAGAAGAATATTCTGTTGGCAATTCCGAAGATCTTGTTTTTTCTTCTACTGAAATACAAGAACATTTAAATGGCGCTAAAGTATTAAACTTGAGTGCTCTATTTCTAAAAGAATTCTTCAATAAAGTCAAAAAGCAAATAGCATATGGCTTTGACAATCGAGAACTAAATTCTAATATCAATCAAAATTTATTTTTAAAGCAATCTAAAGACTTTTATACTTCAAAAGGAACTGATAGATCTTTTGAAATACTTTTTAGAGTTTTGTATGGAAAGGATGTTGAGGTCATTTTACCTAAAAAATATTTAATTGAGCCTTCGAATGCACAATACAGAGTAACAAAAAACTTTGTTGCTGAACCTATTCAAGGTAACATAGAAAATTTATTGAACAAAACCATATTTCAAGATCAATATGGAAATATACAAAAGTCATTTGGCACCATAACAGATATACAAAAAATTGTAGATGGAGAAGAAGAATATTATACACTAATACTTGACTATGATTTTGATAAGGACAGTATTGTATCTGGAACATTATTTGGAGATCTCAAAATACATCCAAAAACATTTAGTTTAAATGATCTACAAATTTTATCAGATAATATTATAGTAGATTCAACAATTGGATTTCCTGAATTTGGAGAATTGGAGATTAAAAATAAAAATTTATCTTTAGTTGTAAATTATAATGGAAAAACTATAAATCAATTTTTAAACTGTAGTGGAATCAATCAATTTGTTCCATCAAACTCAAGTGTAGCATTAAATACATTTGCATATGGATACGATTCTGCCGCGAATTTAATAAAATTTAGAATTACTGGTGTTGTAGAAGACATACAATTACCAACAAATAGCAAATATTATGAAAAAGGAGATGTCGCAAAGTTACTCACTTTAGGATACAATAAAAATTATCTGGTAGATAACAATTGGATATTTAATACATCAGTTAAGTGCGAAGTGAAATCATTCACTTCTGATGGAGAGTTTAAATATACAATTGAAACATATGATGAAAATGGAGTATATGAAGGTGATAGTGTAGAAATAGAATATATTGATTCTTCCACTGGAACAAGAGAAGTTGCTACCATCAATGGTTCTAATGTAAAAATACCTACCGGTAGTATCCCAGGAAAGATATTCCAGATACAAACTAGTGGGTTTAATATTTCATCAATTTTTTATATTCGAAGAATTATTTCAAAATTTTCAAATAAATTTGTCTCTGATGTATTGAATGTATACAGAGATTTTAAATCAAATGTGGTATATGCAACATCATCATCATTACCTTCATATGGATTAAGTATTGGAGAAAATGTTGAAGATTTTAAAATTACATTAAATGGATCTTTTTCTGGAGAAACTTTAAAAATAGTAAATGATAACCAAGATCATGGATTTTTAACAGGAGATTCTGTACTATATTTGCCTGAAGATGAGTCTTCGCCTAACAATAGATTTGACATTCAATCCGGAATTTATTTTACAAAAAGAGAGAGTGAAACAGAAATAAAACTAGCAAGAAGTAGATCTGATATTAAATTTGGAAGATTTGTTTCTGTTGGATCAACAATAGTAACTAATGCTACAATAAGTTTAACAAAATTTGCGAAGAAAAATAATATACCCTCAAAAATTGATTCGCAAAAATTAGTTAAATTAATTAAATCTCCTGAAAATGATGAGAATAAATATGAAACTTTATCTGGTACAACTGGAATACTTATTAATGGCGTAGAAATATTAAATTATAAATCTGATGATTATATCTATCATGGCGCTATAAAATCTGTTGATGTAATTTCCCCAGGAAACAATTATGATGTAATTAATCCCCCTGTATTAGAAATTTTACCTGCATCATCTGGTCTTTCTAGTGCTCTTGGTTATTGTGGAGTTGAAGGATCACTACAAAAAATTGATGTCATCGATAGTGGATTTGACTACATTGACACACCAATAATAACAATTACTGGAGGTGGTGGCCAAGGAGCTACAGCTTTGGCAGAAATGATAGATTATGAGCATTCTGTCGATTTTAACCCATCTCCATCAAATCCAAGATTTAATCTTGTTGGATTGGGAAGCACAAGTATATTAGGATTTTCAACTTATCATAAATTTAGAGATAATGAATCTGTTATTTACTTACCTGGGGAAAATTCTATAGTAAGTGGATTAACTACAGAAGCAAAATATTATGTTAAAGTTTTAGATGAATATAAAATAACACTACATAGAACTCTCAGTGATTCATTAGTAAATATTAATGCAATCAATTTAACTTCATATGGAAGTGGAAATCATAGATTCAAATCTACAACCATAAAGAAAAAAGTAGGTTCTATTATAGTAACCAATCAGGGATTCGGATATAAAAGTAAAAAAATATCGGTAACTTCTTCTGGAATTAATACTTCTACAGATACTATAAAAGTATATGATAATCCATATAATAGTGGTGATGTAATTTATTATTATGGTGGAAATCAAAATATATCTGGATTGGATACTGGAAGATATATTGTAACTAAAACTAGTGAAGATTCATTTAAATTGTCTAATGTTGGTGTTGGGTCAACTTCTCAGGACTTTTTCTATAAAACAAAACAATACATTGACTTTAAATCGAGTGGTTCTGGCTATCATATATTTGATTATGAGCCAATATCTATCAATATTTCTGGGCGAGTGGGAGTATCTACAATAGCTCAAATCGATGTTGACGCAATTGTTCGACCAATTTTTAGAGGAACAGTAGTTTCTACTTTCATTTATGATGGTGGTGTTGGATATGGTTCATCAGAAATTATAAATTACAACAAACAGCCAGAATATAGTTTAAATTCCGGATCTGGGGCATTAATAAATCCAATCGTTTCAAATGGAAAAATAATTAGTGTAGCTATTACTAAACCTGGAAGTGGTTACAATTCTCCACCAAATTTAGTTATTAAAGGTTTTGGTATTGGCGCATCATTAGTTCCTATTATACAAAATGGACAAATAATTGATGTGAAAATAATAAGTGGTGGAGTTGGTTATGAACAAAAAAATACAATTATTGAAGTTTCTTCGGCTGGTAATGGATGTAAGTTAAATTTTAATCCACAAATTTGGACCGTAAATAAATTTGAAAGATTGAGGACAAATTCCAAACTTTCTTCCAATGATAGTGTAGTTTTTGTTGGAAACGATAAAAACTATGGATTACAGTATACTCATTTATATTCTCCCAGGTCTTTAAGAAAGAAAGTATTTGCAAAAAATATAGAAGAAGGGAATCCAGTTTACAGAAATGATTACCAAAATGATTTCCAAACAAAAAAATATCACTCTCCCTTGCTTGGGTGGGCATATGACGGAAATCCAATATATGGCCCATATGGTTATGATTCTCCTACAAATAATACTGTAAGATTAATTACTAGTGGTTACTCAGATCCAGTAGACAATCAAATAAATAGACCAAGCAAAACTATATTTCCTGCTGGATATTTTGTTGAAGACTATAAATTTACTAACAGTGGCGATTTGGATGAGCATAATGGGAGATTTTGTGTAACTCCAGAGTTTCCAAATGGAACTTATGCATATTTTATGACTTTGGAATCTGTATTAGAAACTTCTGGATTTTTTATCGGAGATAGAAAACCAAGATTTCCATATATTATAGGAAATTCTTTTAAATCAAAACCAATAGATTTCAATTTTATTAAAATTAATCAAGATACATTTGATTTTTCAAATAATATTGTAAGGAACACAAGACCATACAATACTCTATCTAAAAAATCGATTTATGAACCTTTTACCAAAGTAAAAAATCTTGACTTACAGGATTCTAAGGTAGAAAATATCAATAGAGGATCTATAGATTCTATACAAATAATATCGGGTGGAAAAAATTATAAAGTAAATGATAGAGTTGTTTTTAATAATGAAAATTCTGGTGGTGTTTCCGCTTCTGCTAAAGTTGATTACATAAAAGGTAAACCTATAACAGGAATTTCACAAACTACTACCAAAATACTTGATGTAGAATTTTATCCTTCGTTTGACACCAATAAAATTATTGGATTTTCGACATCTCCACATGGACTTTCCAACAAAGATTTTGTCTTTGTCAATTCTCTATCAAACTATGATACAATTCTAGAAAGCTCATTCAATGTGGAGGTAAGACCAAGTAATTTTGTTCTTACTTTAGATATTGGTGACGCATCTGTTACCGGATTAACGACATATTTTTATATTTCTGGATTACTTGAATATCCATCTATCAGAGAGAATGATATTTTATCAATAAATTCAGAAAAAATAAAAGTTCTTAATATTGATAAAGATTCTTCCCGTATTAGAGTTGTAAGAGAGCAAGGCTCTACGGTATCGAC